GGTGCAGAACCTGGTATGTTCTTAAACACTGTTACGAAACAGTTATATGATGGTGATAAAGGTATACATGTTATTCCTTGTCATTATAAATTAGAGTATCAAGAGTGGGCAGTCTATGGGACTGGCTCAGGTAGACCTGAGATGATCTACCCAGATACCTCTGACATCCTAGAAAAAACAAAGAATGAGAATGGTAAAGACTTTTTACCAAACGGTAATTATATCTTAACTGTCGGTCAACACTTTGTAATAATTTTAGGAAAAGAGAATGAAACTGCTTTGGTACCTATGAGTTCAACTCAAGGTAAAGTGAGTAGAAACTGGAATTCCATGATGAAGTCTATTACATTAGATGGTAAAAATGGTCCATATACTCCACCATCGTTTAGCCACATATATAAATTAACCTCTGTATTAAATACAGGTAAAGGTATTCAATGGTATGGCTATAAAGTTGAGAAAGTTGGAATGCTAGAAGATGCTAAATTGTACGAACGAGCGAAGAAGTTCTACGAAGGCATTAAGAATAAAGCATAAATGATTTTGGGGGGCAGCGGTTATTTGCTTTGTCCCGCTCTCCCCCGAAACACAAAGTGGTGATGTCAGACGTAGATAAATTTATAAATATATTTGAAGGTTCGTATAGTGCATACGGTCAAACTAGAAAGACAGATGAGTTTGATGAAAGAGGAAAGCACAAAACAAGATCTTTTATAATTAAACAAGAACCTACCAAACAAATGTTCCAAGATCATTTGATGGGTAAAGATCCTGCCCTTGGTATTATTCCTATAAACGAAGAAAATAAATGTAAGTGGTCATGTATAGATATTGATGTGTACAATGGCTTTGATCACAAAGAATTAATTAAGAAGATAAGAGATTATAAGTTTCCATTATTAGTGTGTAGATCTAAGTCAGGTGGTGCACACGTATTTTTATTTACAGATAAATTTGTACCTGCAGCATTATTTAGAAATAAATTAAAAGATATGGCGGCCAAACTTGGTTATGCTAATGCAGAGATATTTCCTAAACAAAATAAAGTAGACATGAATAAGGGTGGTACAGGTAGTTTTTTAAATTTACCTTATCACAATGCGTTGTTGTCTGTGAGATATGGAATTAAAGATGATGGGTCAGCGATGGATCTATATCAATTTTTTGAAGCGCATGATAAAGTAAAACTAACAGAAGATCAACTCTCTAAATTGTCAATTCAAGAAGAAAAAGTTGTTGACAATCTACTCAAAGGTGCGCCACCATGTTTGGTTACAATCGCAAAACAAGGAATACCCAACGGTCAAAGAAACAATGCACTCTATAATTTTGGTGTGTATTGTAAAAAAAGATTTCCTGATACGTGGGATCGAGAACTTTTTAAATATAATGATGCGTATTGTGAACCTCCATTAGATAAAAAAGAAGTAGATACATTAATTAAATCTATTGATGGCAAAGAATATAATTATAAATGTAAAGATGAACCTATTGCATCTTATTGCAATTCTAAAAAATGTGTCATGCAAGAGTATGGTGTGGGTGATGGTGTGCCTGAAACAGAAATAAAAGAAATACAAAAGTATGATTCTGATCCACCTTTGTATTATGTAACAATAGGTGATGAGCAAGTAGAAGTAGAATCACAAGATTTACATGAGCCAGATAGATTTTCACTTAAATGTTTAGAACAAATCAATCAAGCCATGCCACCAGTTGGTAAACTAATCTGGAGAAAGGCAATAAATAAATTATTAAAAAACACAATACCAATCGAAGCACCAGAGTCTACAAAAGTAGATGTTCAACTCAGAGAATTATTAGTTGATTACACAATGAAAATACCTGGCAAAGAATGGGCAGATATATTACGTGGACTATCTTTTACAGAGGATGAAGTAAGTTATTTTAAATATAAAGACTTTTGGAAATACATAGTAAGAACAAAACTTTGGGACACAAAAAAATATACAAAAGCTAAAACTGCTAGAATGTTAGAAACGTTGTTTGGAGCAGAAGAGATACCAGGCAAAATAAATAACAAGAGTGTAAGATATATTGCTGTAAAACAACAAGAAGTTAATAAACCTATTGTAAGAAAGACAAAGATGAAGGAGCCACCTTTTGCGTAGAATAATTATACCAGGACCACCAGGCACAGGTAAAACACATAGACTCATGGAGCTGTTAGATAATGAGTTAAATTTAGTTAAAACAGACCCTGGAAAGATTGCATACATAGCGTTTAGTAATGCTGCAGCTAACGAAGCTAAAAAAAGAATAACTAACGATAAAATAATTGTAAGCACCATGCATGCTCTTGGCAGTAGAGAGCTACAATTAAATACTTCTTCTTATTTATTAAAAGGAGAAAAGTGGAAAGGTTTTAAAAACTTTTCTAGTATATGTTCTGATCTATCTTTTGAAAGCTATATTAACGAATCAGGGTACCCACAATATAAAAACACCCACATGAAAATTATAGAATATGCCAGAAATAAAAAGCTATCATTAGCTGACGCTGCTGTAGAACTTGATTTACACTACAGTGTAGACATCTGGTTAACCGAACAAATCTATGCAGACTTAGAAAAATACAAAGATACCACGGGTATGTTTGAATATTCTGATATGATTTCCAAGTTTGTCGAGGAGGACAAGTGTCCACCACTACACTGTGTTTTCCTCGATGAAGCCCAAGATCTGAGTCCTCTGCAGTGGGACATGTTCTTTTACATAGAAAGTAAGTGTGCTCGTTCATACATTGCAGGGGATGATGATCAAACTATTTACACGTTCCAAGGAGCAGACCCAAACATATTTATAGATTTAAAAGGACATTTAGATCCACAGATACAATCTCGTAGAGTTCCTAGAAAGATACACAAACTAGCAGAATCTATTTTTCCTCACATGACAACTCGTCTAGCTAAAAAGTGGGAGCCAAGAGATGCTGATGGTAAAGTTATTTATAACGTAGATTTCTTTTCTCTAGATCTGTCGAAAGAAAACTGGATGATATTAACACGAACAAATAAGATGATGGAAAGATTACGAGAACATCTGTACGATTTAAATTTAAGATTTGATTCTAAAGCTCAAGAATTATTGCCTAATAAAATGCTCACCGCATACAGAACCTGGATAAGATTAAACCAAGGAGCTCTTGTGGGTAAAGAAGAGGTAAAAGAATTATGGAGTTATCTTACGGTTAAAAAAGGACATCTTGTAAGAGGATACGCAGGTGGCAAGACTCTAGAAACTATTGACTCGATCAATATAGAAGGGTTGAGAGAACATCACGGGTTGCGAGCAGCGGGGAGCTGGGAGCAACTTAATTTTCCTGAATCAAGTAAAGACTACATTAGAATGCTTCTAAAGAACGGTGATGATTTAATGAAACCCGCTAGAATAAAATTATCTACAATACATGGTGTAAAAGGTGAAGAATGTGATAATGTTGTTTTGTTTACAGATTTAGAAAGAATCATTTACGAATCAGCGCAAACTGATCCAGATCCAGAACATAGAACTTTCTTTGTAGGTATAACGAGAGCAAAAGAGAAATTATTCATAACTAATCAAGATTATGAATATCAATATAACATAGGAGGACCATTAATATGACAAGTAAAGAAGATCTAGAAAAAGCATTTCCACAATCAAGGCAGGTTGGAGGGAGTCACTATAAAAATTTTCACATCCAGCCGTATGAGTTTATTTCTAAAAATAATCTCTCGTTCTTTCAAGGATGTGTTGTGAAATATGTGTGTAGATATTTATCTAAAAATAAGATAGAAGATCTAGAAAAAATAATTCACTATTGTGAATTAGAGATACTTAAGTTAAAAGATAAAAAGAAATAATGTTTACAGCACAAATAGAATGGGATTGTCCTGATAGTTTTCCAGATTTATCTGATGCAAAATATATTGCAATCGACTTAGAGACAAAAGACCCAGACTTAAAATCAAAAGGATCTGGTGCCATACAAGGCCATGGAGAGATTGTAGGTATCGCTGTGGCTGTAGATGGTTGGTCTGGTTATTATCCTATCGCACATGAGGGCGGTGGTAACATGGACAAACGAGTAGTTTTAGAATGGTTTAAAAAAGTTTGTGCAACAGATGCTGTAAAAATATTTCACAATGCAATGTATGACGTGTGCTGGATAAAATCATACGGTATACCTATCAATGGACATATTATGGATACCATGGTCATGGCATCATTGATTGATGAAAACAGAATGTGGTACACACTTAATAGTATTTCATTTGATTATCTCAGAGAAGTAAAAGATGAAAAAGCTCTAAAAGAAGCTGCAGAGTCTTGGGGCATAGATCCAAAAAAAGAATTATATAAACTACCAGCAATGTATGTTGGTAGTTATGCAGAAAAAGATGCAGAACTCACACTAGAATTATTTAAAGTATTATCTAGAGAAATAAGTAAACAACGTCTTACAAACATATTTGATTTAGAAACTCAACTGTTTCCTTGTTTAATCGAAATGAAATTTAGAGGGGTGTCCGTCGATGTCGAACGTGCTCATAAATTGAAGAGAGAGTTATCACAACAGGAAGAAGTACTCCTATCAGAAGTAAAAAAGCAAACAGGAATAGATGTTCAAATATGGGCAGCAAGATCGATCGCCAAAGTATTCGACAAACTTTCCTTATCTTACGCCAGAACCGAGAAAACAAACTCACCTTCATTTACTAAAAACTTCCTTTCCACACATAA